ATCGCTACCCCGACCACGAACCCCAGACACTAAACTATTACAACCCCACCAAGAACCTTTATTTTTTAACCCCCTACCCCCCTTATACGATAACGATTATATATAAGGCTAAAGGGTAAGTTTTTCGGAGACATTGGAATTACATTTTACTTTTTTCTGTTACTGAACTACACTATATAGACAGAAAAGAGACGGTTTAAAATTTTTTTGCAAAAATTTTTATGGCTAGAGAATACACTGATGAAGAATTAGCATTAACACCCACTCCAGGAGAGAGTGAAATGCTGCCTTGGGATCGTTCGCCTTTAGAAAAACAATCCCACGGAATAGCTTCTTTATTGAAAAAACTTGGGTACGATAACTACCGTGCACACGACATAGCCGATAACCTAACATTCACCTCTGAGTTCATTCCAGGGTTCGGCGATGTACAAGGTTTTAGAGAAGGAAAACACATGATTGAGCAAGGGAGCCCGAAGCTGGGTGCTGCGGTCATGGGACTAAGTATGATCCCCTTTGTACCAGTCACCCCCATTAGAAAAGCACTTCAAAAGGGAATCAAAGTCAGTCCTACAAAAGCAGAAAGAACCCACACCGATATGGATACCTTCGAAAAACAAAGAGACGCAGGTTTGTTCGAAGATCTTAAAGACGAAGAAGGCATCTACACTTCTTTGACGCCTTTACAAGTAGGCAGAACTAATTTTGAAACCAACGCAGAAAGACAATTAGTTAGTAATCCAGATTTTACTAACCCTGATAAAGCTTACGATGTTGATGGATTTATAAGAAGCACCGTAGCTAATTCCCCAAAAGAAACACGCACCACAGTAAAAAGTCAGTTAGATGAATGGATATCGCCTGAGCTCCGTGGAAATAAAGCAACAATACAAGAAATACTAGACGACATAGGCAAAAACAAACCCACCATAAAAGAAAACTACATGGATACAACCAACCCGAACGCTCCCATAAGCCGTGATGTTGATAGTACTGTTAGGCATTCTCAACATATGCCTAATATCCCCACCACCACACCACCACGCACAGCACCAGAGGCACTACAAACCATACACCCTGCTAAATACACAGAAAGAAGTTTTTCCGTGCACTCTCCTAAACACGGCAAGTTATTTGACGATCCAGGTCACACAGAAGTTTCAGGCGGTGCTTTTTTAGCTCCACTTTCTATACAAGACGCTCAAAACTCCGCCAACCGTATATTCACCACTCGTGCAGGCATGTACGACATAGACGGAGTAAAAACCTATATTCCAGCGGAAGGTCAATCAGGTATTTATGCAATGGGCACGTCTAAGTCTAAAGCAGCAAAGGATTTGGGAGTTGAAGAAGGGTATAAAGCTGACGATTTCGCGTATCTTTTACACAGGGGAGATGATCTTAAAGACTTTCCACCACACCACCATCGTCTTCAAAAACTGGAAGAAGCAGGACACACTCTGGACGAGTGGAACAACCTTATTGATGAACAACAATTCGATCTTGATGTATCACTAGATGAATTAAAACAAATGCACGACCTTCCTAATGATGTAGATTGGGGCTCAGTAGACCCTGATATATTCCAACAAGCAGAATTGATAACCTCAGACAACGCCATAGAATACGGTAAAAAACTTAGTCGTATGTTTGTTTTAAAGAAAGGCGACATAGACCCCCCACTTTTTAAAGAGTGGTTCCCCATGCATATGAAGACTTCTCTCAATGATGCTGTAGAACAAGGTGCGGATGTGGTTCGTTTTCCTGTGAACCCTGAATCTGTAGCAAAACAAACAGGTCAACCATTAAATCCTGGAAGAGCTGGTTCTTGGGCAGACGAATTCGTAACAGAGACAGATAATGCCAATTGGACCCCCAGTGAAGAAGCTCAAGCATTAGGCAAAATATACAAAAAACGCACAAACGACGGCATCAAACGTATAGAAGCTGAATACGGCATCAAACTCAGCCCTGAATCCGTTATAGATGAAAACGGTAATGAATTTTTAGAAATAGTCCTCACACCAGAACTTAAAGAAGCCTTTCAAATTGTGGTTTATAAAGATGGTGGAGCTGTGTATAAAAAGCCTTTAATGCCTCTCAAGTATTAGGATCACTACATGACAACTGGCGCCAACCTAGAACAATTACCCGAAGACGTTTTAAAAGAACACCTAGAACTAGCAGAAAGATTACAAGAACTTGAACGAGTAGAAAGTTGTCAAAATAATTTTTTAGACTTTGTTAAAAGTCAATGGCCAAGTTTTATAGAAGGTGCTCATCATAAAACTATGGCGGAAGCATTCGACCGCATAGCTAAAGGTAAAATAAAACGTCTCATTATAAACATGCCACCCCGACACACGAAGTCTGAATTTGCGTCACATATGTTTCCTGCGTATCTCGTGGGTCGCAATCCGTCTCTCAAAATTCTACAAGCGACCCACACCGCAGACTTAGCTGTAAAATTTGGACGTAAGATTAGGGACTTGATGTTAATGGAAGATTTTCAAAAAGTTTTTGACTCTGTAGCCATCAACCCAGACTCAAAAGCAGCAGGTAAATGGGAAACGCAAGATACAAAAAATCCAAAATTAAAAGGAGAGTATTACGCAGCAGGTGTGGGCGGTGCATTGGCTGGACGTGGTGCGGATCTGTTTATTATTGATGACCCCCACTCAGAGCAAGACGCCATGAATCCAAAGTCCATGGACGATGTATATGAGTGGTACACTTCTGGTCCACGACAAAGGCTTCAGCCAGGAGGGTCCATTGTCATAGTCATGACGCGATGGAACGTAAACGATTTAACAGGTAGACTACTCAAAGATGCAGCTCGTGACCCTAGAGCGGATCAATGGGAAGTTATCGAGCTCCCTGCTATTTTACCTAGTGGTAAACCTTTGTGGCCAGAGTATTGGCCATTGGAAGAAATAGAAAGTGTAAAGGCATCCCTACGAGGTGGACCAAAGTGGCACGCACAATACATGCAAAACCCAACCTCCGAAGAAGGGGCACTTATAAAAAGGGAGTGGTGGAAAGAATGGCCAAATGATAAACCACCTAAGTGTGATTACATTATTCAAAGTTACGACACAGCGTTTTTAAAATCAGAGATGGCGGACTATAGTGCCATAACCACGTGGGGAGTATTTTATCCAGAAGGTCGACTAGGTGGAGAAGAAATCTACCATGGCGACGCACCACATATTATTTTATTAGACGTGGTTAAAGGTAAGTATAATTTCCCTGAACTTAAAGGTCAAGCCTTTAAACAATACGAACACTGGGAACCTGACGTAGTGATAATAGAAGGTAAAGCCTCAGGTATGCCCCTAACACAAGAACTCCGTAACGTAGGAATTCCTGTTCAAAATTACGTTCCTTCTAAAGGCAACGACAAAGTAGCAAGAGTCAACAGCTGTGCTCCATTGTTCGAGTCTGGCATGGTTTGGTATCCTGATACTAATTGGGCAAAAGACGTAATAGAAGAATGTGCGGCATTTCCAGCAGGTGATCATGACGATTTAGTAGACTCCACAACCCAAGCTTTAATGAGATTTAGGCAAGGCGGTTTTGTGAAGTTGCCTTCCGATTATGAAGAAGAGGTTTTATATAAGAAGAAAATGAGTTATTATTGATAACTTAAAGGGTAGAAAAATATGGCAATAGAAGCACAAAGATATCCAAAAAAGGGCGAACCTATAATTCCTCAAGGTGAAGAAGAATTAATAGTAGAAGTAGCTGAAGAAGATCCATCCGCAGGTGGTGTTGAATTTCAAGTAGGTCAGAACGGTGAAATGTTGCCCATGGACGATCCAGCAGAAGTTCAAGAAAACGAACACAACACTAACCTCACCGAACTTTTAGAAGAAAATTTTCTTGGAGAAATATCAGGAGAATTAGTAGGAGCTTATCAAGAAGACAAAGAATCTCGTGATGATTGGCTTACTGCTTTTGCTAATGGCTTAGATTTATTGGGAATAAAATCAGAAGATCGAGATATGCCGTTTCCAGGAGCAAGTGGCGTAACCCATCCGTTACTTTCAGAAGCAGCAACCCAATTTCAAGCTCAAGCTTATAGAGAATTATTACCAGCCAATGGTCCAGTTAACACTAAAGTCGTAGGAGCAGAATCTCCCGAAACTGCCGCACAATGTCAGCGTGTCAAGGAGTACATGAACTACCAAATCACCGAAGAAATGCAAGAATACGATCCAGATATGGATAGTTTGCTTTTTTACCTACCTTTGGCGGGAAGTGCCTTCAAAAAAGTCTATTTTGACTCATTATTGGGTCGTGCGACGTCTGCTTTTGTAAAAGCGGAGGATTTAGTCGTCAGTTATGACACTACAAACCTAGAAACTTCGCCAAGAATTACTCATGTTCTTAATATGACGGGAAATGACATCCGAAAAATGCAATTAAGTGGTGTTTACCGTGATATTGAGATCGGTAACCCTGGAGAAATGACTTTAGATGATGCAAAAGACAAAATTGACGAGTTACAGGGTCTAAGTAAGCCCACCAGCGACTATAATGAGTACACTTTACTAGAAATACACGTTGATTTAGAGCTAGAAGGCATAGATGAGTACGAATATGCAGTACCTTATATAGTCACTATTCTTGAAGACAGTGGTGAAATTCTCGCAATTAGGCGTAATTGGGCACTAAACGACGAATTATTGCGTAAAAAAGAGTATTTTGTACACTATAAGTTCCTTCCAGGACTTGGATTTTACGGTTTTGGGCTAATTCACATGATTGGGGACTTAACTAAGTCCGCTACAAGCATTTTAAGGCAATTAATTGACGCTGGAACGCTTAGTAACCTTCCCGCAGGGTTTAAAGCACGTGGTATGCGTGTTCAAGGTGAAGATGAACCTTTAAGACCAGGAGAATTTAGGGATGTTGACGTTCCAGGAGGCACAATCCGTGATGCATTGATGCCACTACCTTATAAAGAGCCTAGTAACGTATTAAGTCAGTTATTAGGCATACTTATTGACTCTGGAAGACGATTTGCAAGTATTGCGGACATGCAAGTCGGTGATATTGGCTCCCAACAACTTCCAGTAGGCACAACTGTTGCTATGTTAGAGCGTGGCACTAAAGTTATGTCTGCTATACATAAAAGACTTCATTTTGCCCAGAAAAAAGAATTTAGACTCTTGGCTGGCGTTTTCTCGAGATCGCTACCCCCAATATACCCTTACGCAGTAGCTGGTGCCAGCCAAGAAATTAAACAATCAGATTTTGATGACCGTATTGATATTATCCCAGTAAGTGATCCTAATATATTTAGTATGGCTCAACGTGTGATGTTAGCACAACAAGAACTACAAATGGCGCAAGCAGCACCACAAATACACAATTTACGAGAAGCCTATAAAAGAATGTACGAAGCACTAGAAGTAAAAAACATAGACTTACTTTTACCGCCTCCACCAGAAGTTCCACCAAGAGATCCAATCAGTGAACAACAGGCAGCGATAATGGGACAACCTATTAAGGCTTTTGAGTTTCAAAACCATGATGCATACATAGCAGCACACAGTGCGTTTTTACAAAACCCACAAATGCAACAAAATCCAGTGGCTCTTCAATCAATACAAGCTAATATACAAGAACACATAGCAATGGGGTACAAACAACAAATCGAACAGGCACTCGGTCAACCATTACCACCGCTTGATCAAATGCAACAGATGCCACCAGAGCAAGCTCAAGAATTAATGAATGAAATAGCAACTGCAGCAGCAACCGCAACTCAACAAGTAACAGGTCAACAAGAAGCTCTCGTGAAAGCACAACAAAGTGCTCAAATGGATCCAATTGTAGAACTTAAGAAAGAGGAAATTGCACAAAGGGCTCAAGCAGATGCTTTACGAGCAGAGGTAGATCAGGCTAAAATAGAATCACAAGAAGCAATCGCAGAAATGAAGGTTGCTCAAGATAGAGAAGAAGCCTTGTTAAAAGCACAAGGTGATATTAACAAAACGTATGGTCAGATATTGAAAGATGTAAGATCATCCGATACAAAAACTAAAGGTGAGTAAATGAAAGACACAACTAAGTATAAAAAAGTGAGTTTCCCAGCTCCTAGAAAAATTGATTTGTCTAAACCAGTTAAAGGTACTACAATTCTTAATGCAACAAGCAGTAGTGTTTTTGGCGATGGTCAGAAAACAGTTCAAGGGAAAGGTGCTGCAACTCAAGGTACTAAGTTTAATAAAAGCCCTAGCGGAGCAAGATAAACATAGATGAGTGATTCTCCAGAAGCATTTGTATATAATGCCACACTAGATCGCATTATTGACGGAGACACATTTGATTGTGTCTTAGATCTTGGTTTTGATGTAAAACTACACAAACAAAGAGTGCGTCTAGCAGGTATTGATACACCTGAGTCTAGAATCAACACAAAAAGATATCCAGAAAGAACTCAAGAAAAAGTTATGGGCAAAGCTGCAAAAGAACGACTAAAAGAACTTTGCACAGGAAAATTCAAGCTTAAATCTTTGGGTAAAGGTAAATACGGAAGAATTTTAGGTGTCCCGTACACAGAAGACGGTGACGATATTTGTAAAAAACTAATATCAGAAGGTCATGCTGTTGAGTATTGGGGCGGAAAGAAAACAAAAAACTGGGGAGAATAATATGCCAGGACAAAAAGGTAGAACAAAGTCTGAAAAAGATAGAAAAAGATTTAAATCACAAAAAGGTAGATCAATTTCTGATAAAGATATAGAAAGAATTCTTGCAGCAGGTAATGTAAATAGTAGAAGAAATCGACAAGAAGGGAGCAAATAATATGCCAGGAATGACAGAAAGAAAAAGAGATATGAGAGGTGAAACTAAAACCTCTCGTGGTGACTATGGTAAAAAAGGCTACGGTCATGGCGGAGACGTCAAAAAATATGGCGGTGGCGGTAAAGTCTATAAAAAGAAAAAATAATGCCTAAAAAAGAAAAACCAGGACTCTGGGCTAATATTCACG